CTTGGACCGGTTCGGCATGGAGGCGCTCGAGTGGGACGCCTCCACGATCGCCCTGGAAATCGAGGAAGAGTTCGAGGTCGAGCTGCCCCAGTTAGCGCTCGACAAGCTCCTGGTGGCCATCCAGATCCTGACCACCGACCGCTTTCACAAGTCGCTCCCCGACTTCGTGGAGTTCTGCAATGTCCTGAACGGCGACACCTACACCCCGCAGACGTTCGACCCGGCCGATGCCGAGGAGGTCGCCTGGGGGATTACCGAGTCGATGCTGATAGCGCCACCCGAGGACGACGACAAGGAACCCTTCATCAACGAAATCCGGGCCTACATCGGCGCCGTGCTCGATCAGGAAGGGATTATCAATGCACCTGACGTCCTGCGGATCGCGCTGCGTAAGGCGCGTATCTCTCCGTCGATCGACGACTTCTCTGACGACCCGGAAATGTTCTCGGCAATTTACGACGTGGAACAGGGGAAGACGGACGAGATCAACGAGACGATCCGCACCAAAACGCAGATTCTGGCGGCGCAACTGGCCGCGCTGCAGCTAACCAATGGAAACACACAGTCCGTAGCCAAGCTGCTGAACGATTCTGTACAGCGCGAGGCAGAAAGGGACAACATGCTCGTTCTGTCGCGAAAGCGGAACGAAAAACTGTTAATTGGAGAAGACATCAAGATCACCGTCGTAGAGATCCTGGGCGATCGCGTGCGCCTCGGCGTCGAGGCGCCAGACTTTGTGCCAGTTGTCCGCGCGGAACTCGCTCACGAATGGCGCAACCGGAGGAAAAAGAGAAACGGCAATGGGCTGGAACGACCGGCTGATTGACGATCCTTACGAACGCAACGAACAAGAGCGCCAGTCTTATTTTGACTGGCAAGAATATCAGCACTATCTCGCGCTTCTTGACGCGGAAATCGCGCGCGAATCTGCGCCGCCTGTCCCCGAACGGATGGGCATCTCTTCGCAGACCATCGCCCCCGACAGCTTCGGGGGCCTGTCCAAAGATATCTTTTTCGACCGCCCCCGCACACCCAAGGAGCCTGCCCGTGCCCACGGCCAAGACCAAGATCAAGACCAAGACCAAGACCAAAACCAAGACCACGCTCACAGCCAAGAAGAATAGGGTCGTCGCCCATATCACGCCGGAGACGCTGTTTAAAGACGGCGGCCTGTTCGACGCCGTGGCGCTGCTGTGCGCCATCTTCAACCGCAAGCAGCGGCGCCCCTGCGTGCGGCAAGCCACGATCTACGGCATCCAGCAGATCGCGACCATGCTGCTCGCGCAGGACAAGGACGTGCCGGAGCTGATGCGGCTGCTGGATCAGGACGCGCTGCAGGAAGGCACCGGGCGCTCAACCACCAGCGAGTTCGTACAGACGGGCGAGGGGAAGAAGGCTGTCAGCCGCCGCTGACTTCACGGCGGGCTCCAGGCCCTTCTCGGCCGCCAGGCGGTCGAGCGTCGAGGCCATGCCCCTGTCCAGGGTGGGCACGATCGCCGCGAGCTTGTCGCGGTCGAGGTACACACCACCGGCCGTGACGGCATCGGCGAACTCGTCGCCCATCCAGGCGCGAACGTCGTCCTCGGCGAGCTTCTCGAGATCCTCGAGGTTGTAGACGTTGCCGGTCGTGGTCTCGACGTGCGCTTTCATGAAATCGCTCGCCACCTTCTCGGTGATTGCGAACAGGATTTCCTCGGGCCGCGCGAGGCCGCCCTCGTCGTAGTACCGGTGCAGGCCGGTCGCCCGGTCGTACTCGTCGACCGCGGCGGCCAGCTTGAGCCGCATCGCCTCGCCCCGCGCTTCCTCGGGGTTGGCCTCGACCACGGCGGCCAGCTTCGTCATCTCCGCGGCCAGTTCTTTCTGGCTGTGCGCAATGAGGCTGGCCCGTCCGCGCAGCATCTGGGCCGCAACCTTCGCCGCGCAGGCTCCCCGGCCAGCAGCCAGGTGCAGCGCGTCGTTGGCTTCGCTGACATCGGCGTCGTAGGCCGCCGCTTTTTCGAGGATTTTCGTGGCGATTGTGTGCCGGTCTGCGAAGGTGAACTGGTCGCGGTGCGTCCGGAAATGGGCCGCCGCGAACTTCACCTCGGTGGCGTTGCGCAGGGGCCAGTGGCGATCCTTGTGCCCGGCCTCGTCGGCCCAGACAATGGCAAAGTCGCTGTCCGTCAGGCTGCTCAGGTCAGCCCCGGCAGCTGCCGACGCCTTAACGCGGAGTTCCTTCACGAGGCCCGCAATGCCAAAATAGCTGGCAGCGGCGTCGAGCCGCTCCTCGATCTTCTGGGCCCGGTCCGCATCGAACGACGCGCGCTTGTCCTCGAAGAAGAGGGCAGACACCCACGTTGCGGGCGCGGTATGACACGGATAAAGTTTGGCGAAGGGATCGGCGTACATATGGCGCTGGAGGTCATTACCTCCGGCAACGCGATCCTGGCTGGCAGCCTTAACGAAATCCGGCGGCGGGAAAAGCGCGGTCAGCCGATGGGTCTCGCGGCCACTGATGTCCTGGGTCTGATCGAGCGGGTTTAACATGGCTTCGTTACCTACTTCCCTGGTCCGCCGACACAACCATCTCAACGCCCTGTCGGCACTGGGCATCCTGCCGGAAAAGCCCGCTTTCCCAGCTGTTGTCGATTGTCCTTTCTGCCAACAGACCAACCTCTATCTGTTCGATGACGTGGTCTGCGATGGCGTCTGGGCGCACTGCGAGGGCTGCCGCGCGCATGGAGATATCATAACCTTTGGCGCCCGGATCTGGAACATAAGCATTGCCGAGGCGTTAACACGGTTCGCCGACCAGGGCATGGCCTCGCGCGGCGAAGTTGACCGTATTTCCGGCGAGTATCTCCGCGCGGTCAACCGCCTGGCCGAGGCGGAAGCGTTCTGGGCGGTAGCCGCCAGCCAGGCCTGGAACCACCACGACGACATCATCGCGTGCCGCCAGCGCGAGCTAGGGCTGGACAGCACCGTGGACGCCTGCGACGAGCTGCTCGGCGTGGGCCATCCCGACCAGGTCGCCGAGTTTTGCCGCGCCGTGGGCAAGGCTACCCCGCCCCGTATGCGCGAACACGGTCCAAGCCTCGTGCTGCCCTATTACGACCTGCCGGGCCGCCTGACAGGCATGTTGCTCGTCCAGTACAACGACGAGTTCATGTCTCGCCGGGCGTTTGTGCCAGTCACTTCGCACATCAAGCGCAAAGCGGAAGCCGGGTACTACCTCCTGCGAACAGTGCTTCTGCCCAGCCCGGCAGCGCTGCGCAACTCGTACTTTGTAACCGACGACCCCTTTTGGATGCTCAAGGTCCAGACAGCGCAGCTCAAGGCGGGCCTGAACATGCTTCCGATGGCCGCCAGTTACGGCGGACCCGAAGCGACAAGTACTGGGCGGAACTGGCAATCATTCAGCTCCACGCCGCGGATGTTCCACTCTGCGAGCTACACGCCGGAGGTTATCTCCCAGGCCAACGCAGCAAAAGGGTACGTCTGCGTCGTGCCGCCCGAGGCCGTCGAGCGGGCGGCCACACCGGCACGAACCATGACCCGGTTGGCTCAAATACGTCAGCGCGCGCAGACCTGGCAGCAGGCATTGGAACACGTCCTGGCCAACACCAACGAGACCGCGGCGCAGGCGTTCGTAACCAAGCTCACCGTGGACATCGACAAGCTCCAGCACTTCTTCCGCACCCGGAAGCACAACCTGTCGCCAGACTTTTGCGGGCGGCTGCTGACCCAAGTCGAGACCGGCCTGAACGTTCCCACCAAGGTCACGCAGAAGCGGTCGGTCGTCATCGAGCGCAACGGCTGCTGGTGGACCCACACCAACCACCAGATCGCCAACGCCCAGATTCGCATCGACAAGATCGTCCACGCAGAGAACGGCGACCGACTGTACATCGGCACGATCCGGGTCGGTGAGAAGACGCTGGAGTTTGCCGACACCGCGGACCGCATCGAGCGGGTCGGGCTCCTGGCTTACGCCGCCCAGCACGCCGCCGCCGAGGACATCCTGCTCCTCTACGACCGCACCTGGAACGCCCGCAGCTGCATGCTGGCCCTGCGCCTCCACGAGCCGGAGATCGCCCACGTGTCTGGGCGCAGCGGCTGGAACGAACGGACCAGCCAGTTCTGCTTCAAGAGCTACGCGATCGAGAACGATGGCAGCGTCACGCGCTTTCCCTATCCGCAGATCAATCGGGACGTGCCGGACTTTCCCGAACCGCTGCCCGTGGCCCCCCTCCCAATTCGGCACCTGCTGACGCCAAGCTACGAGAACGCCTACCTCTGGACTGTGTTCGCGGCCGTGGCGGCCGACCTGCTGGCGCCTGTCGTCGGCAAGGCAGCGACTATGACCGCGCTCTCCGGGTCTGGGTACGCTGCCGCAGCGGCCTTGGGCGCCAGCCTAAGCTGCCCGGAGATCCGCTCGGCGGGCGTGAGCAAACACAACGCGGCAACAGCCGTCCGGAAAGCGGCGGAAGAGGCACACTGGCCGGTTTTTGCGGCGCACGCGTTCAGCGACGTGACGCTGTGCCGGAGCGTGCTACGCGTCCCGGCTGGACCTGGGTTTGTTCGCCTGGACGCGCACACGGCTGGCGTGGCGCCAAGCTACGGCTGGCAGTGGATCCGCGGAACGGCGCCCGACGAGCTGCCGGACTTATCGGCGCTACGGTACGTCCTGTCGAGCTACATTCAGCGCACGCTCCAGCGCCGCGTTCAGCTGGTCGTCGAAAAAGACAACCTCACGGCGGCGGTACTTGAAGACTTGGCCGGGTGGCTCAAAGATATCTATGGCGCAACGTTCAACCTGGCCTGCGCCGCCAACCGACTGGTTACTCCCGTTCGGGCCCACGAGGCCTTGATGGAAGTAGTCAACCTCGGTATCACCGCGGGGAAGCTCGACATCCTCCCCCGACCGCGCCGCAAGGACCAGGCTGGCAACTACCTCTTGCGCAATAAACAGCACTGGTGGTTGAATCAGCGGGCCCTCGAAAGGTATTGTGTTTCTGCCGGTGGAATTGTTCCTAACTGGCAAACAGTTAAAGAGTTGTTTAATCGCGACGGTTTGTTGTGTGGCGACCAAAACGTCCACGACATGCCGGGGCTGTTAGTCAACAAAGACTGGTGCGATCGTTTCTGGAGTGACTACACAACCGATGCGCGCGAATTTGGATGACAACGCTGTTTCGTTCGAGCGGTACAACGAGCTGGCGAAACTTTACGCCCGCTACGACGACGGCTTAGACGATGATTTTGTCGAAGAAGAGTGGCAGTTCGTTCACGAATCTGAAGACGAAGACGATGACGACGAGGACAATAACTACTCGCCTCCGGCCACGTCCGACTGGTACCTAGACGACGACGAAGACGAAGACGACGAGGACGACGCGGAAGACGAAGACGACGAAGACGACGAGGAAGACGACGACCAGGATTGGGACGCCGGAACCGAGGATTACGAAGACGACGATGACGATGACGGCGACTGGTACGAGGACAAACACAACGAGGAGTAGTGCAAACTTTTCTGCCCTTTGCGCGCTTTAACAAGTGCGCATACGTGCTCGATAACAAAAGGCTTTTTAAACAAGCCGTCGAATGCAAGCAGATCCTTTTGGCGCTCGGCGTATCGGTCGGCGCCCATAAGCCAACGGGCAGCAAGGCCTGGCAGAATCATCCGGCAGTCCGCATGTGGCGCGGACACGAGCTGGCCTTGGCGATCTATTCAGTCCACATGGCGTTCGAGTGTCGGCGCCGCGGCTACAAGGACAAACTGCTCGAGGAGTTTCTCGAGGTTGTTCGACAGCTGCGCAAACCCGACGAGCCCGCGCGTTATCCGCCGTGGATGCGCGACTGGAGTATCATGACCAGCCACCGGTCCAACCTCCTGCGCAAGGACAAGGACTACTACACCCGGTTCGGATGGCTCGTGAAGCCGGACCTTCCCTACAAGTGGCCCGTACCATAAACAAAACCATGACACACGACATCATTATCGGCCAGCTTTACACGTATCGCCCGCTGTTCGGCTCGTCGGCACCATCTGTATTTCAGCAAGGCGAAACAGTGCGCGTCGTTCTGGAAGCGCGGTTCAACGCCGAGACAGAGAAGACGGGCTACTATTTCGTCACAACCGAAGACGGTGTGGTCGGCGGCCTTGTTAGTGCAGGGAGCTTGCGTGAGCTGGATCGTAGTTGACGTAGAGGCCGACGGGCCGATTCCGCCGGAGTTCTCGATGATCTGCTTCGGCGCGGTCGTCGTGAACGAGAACCTGGACAAAACGTTCTACGGCGAGACCGCGCCGATCTCGGAGCGCACCAACCTTGCAGCGGCCGCAATCAGCGGAATCTGCCGGGCGCAGCACGAGACGTTCGAGGATCCGGCCGCCGTTATGGCTCGGTTTGCCGAATGGATTCGCGCCAGCTCTAAAGGCCGCCCGATCTTCGTGTCGGACAACCCGGCCTTCGACTGGCAGTGGATCAATTATTACTTCCACAAGTACCTAGGCGAGAACCCGTTCGGCTACTCGGCCAGGCGGATCGGCGACCTGTACTGCGGGTTGATGAAGAACCCGTACGCGCAATGGAAGCAATTACGCAAGACCAAACACGACCACAACCCGGTCAACGACGCCAAAGGCAACGCCGAGGCCCTGCTGGCGATGCGCGACCTGGGCCTACCACTGAGGCTTGAATGAGCTTGACACTGACCGTTCAAACACTGAAACACGTACCCTTGTTGGACGTGTGCGCCGGGTTGCCAGAAACGCTTTACGATTTTGTCGTAACACGCCTCGCAGACAGCGATTTGTCTTGGGGCAACAACGCTAACACGTTTGCGTATAAGGGTCACGTGCGCAACGTTATTGAAGCCGCGTGGGTGGATTGGCGGCAAGACGATGACGAGGACCCTGAGCTGCTCAGCGCCCACAACGCTTTTCGAGAAGCGCTAGCTGCCCTCGACGCGCTCCCCAACGACGTGTTCATTTCCCTGGGAGACTGACATGCAAACCGTCGAGCACGACGAGTATCAGGTCTCCGCGCGCGTCGTCCTGCGCAAAGGCGACTTGTTTCGAGCCAACGGCGGGCCGTACTACATCGCGCGTGATGAGACCGGCAAGAAGGTAAAATCATCCATGGCGGCTAAAGGGCCGTTCCGGTTCCAGCGGTACTGCGCCCGTGGCCGCAAACAATGGATTGAGGCGACCAGTATCAAAGAAGGCGGGTTTGTCGTACTGCCGCTGACCAAGTGGCGCACGCTCGACCTGCCGAACTTCGTAAATCGCCCCTACAAGATCATCGGAAAGAAACGCCCGCCTAAAAAGAGGTGAAGCATGTCTCGCACCCGCAAGCGACCTTACACGAAGTCCAAGCGTTTCGACGCCAGCTGCCGCTGCCACGGCAGTTGCGGCTACTGTCGCAGCAACCGCTTGCACTTTGACCGCAAGAACCGCACCGCCGCCGAAGAGCAGCTCCGCGACTACCGCTGCGCGGTCTGAAATTAATACCCCTCCGTGCGATAAACTAATTATCGTATAGAGGCGGTATATGAACTTCGAAATTCGCATCAAAGACATCAATCGTCTGGCGCTTACCGACGTGACGGCCATCATGAGCCGTTTGTCGCACTCGGATTCCGGGAGCGACAGTTCAATTCAGCCCGAGCTGATCAAGCGCTACGTCGAGCCGGAGCCAGGCCCGCACCCGCCCATGTGGCTGGCAATGGTCTGGCAGAACGGCATGTTCGTCAGCTGGGTCGGCACCCGGATGTGGCCCGAGAAATTCAAAGGCAACCCCGTGATGGCGCAGACGATCGAGTGTTTCACCGATCCGGAATGCCGCCGCCACGGGCTTGCCAGGCTAGGGCTTCAGGCGCTGCTTTCCGCGGGCTTAATAGATCGAAACAGGATCGTCTCGGTCTACGCCGCGGAGGTCGTCAAAATGGCCCAGCAGTGCGGGTGCAAGACGGTTGTCCTTTGCCACTCCGAGGAAAAGACATGAAACGCTACCACGAAGAACAGCACATCGTTGCGCGGCGAGAGCGGCAGTACATCTCCGCGCACGAGCACTCCCCGCGTACACCCGGACGGTTCCGCAAGACGCATATCGGATGCAACCGGGCGTCCTGCCAGCTGTGTCACCCCGAGAAGTTTCCCCGAAGGATCCCCACCCGCCAAGAACGGCAGGCGCAGCGCGACCTTACTCAGGAGAATTAATGGGTTCTTGTTTTGTTCGCGAACTTTTTGACGGCAAGTTAAACAACACAGAATTGCGTCGCCAGTACGACGCGTATATCTCAGCCACCGAATATGAACACGGCGCTGGCGCCTACAACGGCACGCTGACTACCACCAGCGGCCTGTTCATCGAGGACCGCGTGTTCGACAATGAACAAGCGGCCTACGACCACGTCATAAATAACACCCGCAAGTGGGAAGCCGCGCGGGCGGTCAAGTTTCATGACATTCGCGCCGAAGTCGCCAAAGAGCCGACTTTTAACGGCAAGCCCCAGTCACACTCGTTTGGGCTGGCTATCGGCGATGTTGTCCTGCGCAGCGTCAACAGCGTGTGGATGGGCGATCAGTCACAGCTGATGGCCGCGGATCAGCTTTCCGAGGCGCACAAGTCCAAGGCGCTTGCGCTGTACAGGGACTATCACAACAAGGCGGCGTCATTTGGCGGGATCAAACAGCAGATCAGCGTGCTGCTTGCAGACAAGTTTCAGGACGCCAAATCCGAGCTGCCCACGACGGCCGACTACACCGAGCTGAAGCGGCTCGTAAAGCTGCGCAAGCGTGCGTGGGTCGCGCTGGAAAAAGCCGCGCTCAAAATGAAAGAATTTGATATCAGGCAAGCCGCCAAACTCTACGCCACCAAATCGGTCGACTACGGTTTGAAATGGTTTGTGGGCGGCTGGGCGGCCGAGTAACTCTAACCACGCTTAGAAGGAGAACATCATGGACCACGTGAAGCAGATTCAGGAATGCGGCCTCGCCCTGGCGGATGCCGTGAAGCGAGAGATGGACCTCGAGAACCGCCGCCACGGCGTCAAGCTCGGCGCGATCGACCGGATCATGAAGTCGGGTGACAACCCGCTCACCGGTAAGGCTCACAGCTACAGCTCGGCCGAAGCGCTGGTCACGACGGACCAGCAGTATGCCGAGTACCTCGACGAGATCGCCAACGCCGTGCGCGTAAAGATCATCGCTAAGGCCCAGTACGACGCGGCCCTCGCGGCTGCTCGGCTGGTGGCGGAGACCGCAGCGTGACGCCCGAAACCAAGCCCGCGGTTGGTCTGCAGGCCGTCAAGGACGCCGTCAAGCATTTCCAAGCGACCCAGGCGAAGTATCGAGACTTCGGCGCTTACGATACCGAGCCAGACGCTATTTTCCAGGGCATTCTCTGGAAGGTGATCAACGACGAAGACACCAGCATTCCGATGTCCGGCGCCGGTTGGGAGCTGTATGCCAGCAGCGTGGACTGCACCGAGGCGGCCAATGCGCTACACCTGGCCGCACTGGGTGCCGTGCAGGCGATCTTTGCGTGCCGTATGGCTGACCGGCGCGAGTTGCGGACGTATCTCAAGGACTACTGTTGGAGGTACAACTAGCCATGAACGCGACTATCGCCGCGCGCTGGATCGAATCTCTGCGCTCGGGAGACTACCAGCAGGGTAAAAACCTGCTTAAGCAAAAGTACGATTCCGGCCAGGACGCATATTGCTGCCTGGGTGTGCTCTGCGAGCTGTATCTGCAAGATCACCCTGACAGTCCGTTTCAGCCCGCGCTGCAGCCCAATAGTCCAAGAGCAACTTCGGACAACGGGGATCTGTACTTGTTCGGTCGCGAGTGGGAGGTTCCGCCAAAAGAGATTCAGGAGTGGGCTGGTATCTCTAAGAGTAGCTGCGAAGAGTTGGCCGAATACAACGACACAGGTGAGAGCTTTGCCGAGCTGGCTTATCGGATCGGCGAATACGCCGAGCGGCTCTAATGCCCCGCGTCTCAAACAAAAAAGCGCGCGAGTACGTAAAAATTCAAAAAGCGTTTCGCGGATCGAATATTTTCGCCCGCGAGCTGCGCAACGGAGCGTATTGCGTGTGGTCCTACACAGAGGACTGGCCGCTCTATGTGCGCTTTTGCAATGATTGGTTCGGCAACTCCGGCTGGTACTCGCGGACGACGCACCGGCACAAAACTCTGCTGTGCCCCGGAGACAAAATCAGCTGGCTGCCGCGCGCAGTTTTGCAGCTGTTTGTAGCGTTGTGTGACTCGTCAGCGTATGCGCACTCGAGCACGTCGCTGCGCCTCGTGCTGCGCAACTCCGGGCTGATTCCGCCACCGACACCGCCATCGCCACCCACGCCGGAAAGCCCCTCGGTCACGACGCACCTGGCCCGCGCCACGGTCGACTGGGGCGCGGTCCACCGGCGGAGGGTGCTGCCGATCCAATAGATATCTATTCAGTACCCGCTGAAGAACTTCTCGCCCAGGTCGTCGTCGGCCCAGTCGCCTGCGGCCTCCTGGGCAGCCAACTGCGCGCTGATGCGGCCCAGCCCGGCGATCTCAGCAAAGTTCGGGAGCGCCTGGTTGATGTGCCACAAGGCATTCACGCCAAAGTTCACGCTTTGGGCGAAGTCGTCCGAAAGCAGCACGTTGCGGGTGATCGTGTAGATGTCGCCTGAACTGCGGCTCTCGGTCTTGTTCTCAACCAGCGCCAGGAAATCGGCGATCAGGCCGGGGTTGTCCTGCGACACCCAGTCGTACTGGAAGAAGCGGATCTGCTTTAGTTTGATCGCCTGGCAGGTGTACAGGAGCGACCTCGTTTTATCCAGGCTGTAATGGGCCCGGTGATTGAACGGAGTCGGCTCCTTGTACACCATCAGGTCTTGGGCCGCCGAGCGGCAAAGCCGCAGCGCCATGACCCGGTCCAAGTTAAACCCAGCCTGAACCATCACGGTTTCGCGCACGGTTCCGGCGCCGGTGTAGTCATGGCAGACAAAGTCGCACTTAAACAGCTGCGAGTACTTCATGCACTCGACGGCCTCAGCCAGGTGCTCGCCGCCCATCATCAGGCGTTTGCCCCACAGAACGTCAATCACGCCGTCGTGCCGAAAGCCGAGAACAGAAACTACCGTGAACGAGATACCCGCTTCGCCACCGCCGCCCCAGTCAATGGCCAGGATGCGGTGTTTGTAATAGTCGATGTTCTCCAAGCACGCGGGCTCCGGCTCGCGCTTGTTCTCCCACGGGAGCAGGCAAGCGTTACGCAGATCGGTCTCGGTCACGAGCTTCTGGCCCGCGTCGATGCTCTCGCCGAGCACCTCGTTGTAGAACTGCGCCGGAGTGTAGTTGAAACCTTCCCGCTTCATAAGGAGCGTCGCCCACTTATCGGGATCGGCGTAATGAAGCGGTAGCAAGATTTGCGGCACGTGATAACCCGCGAAGACCCATCGGCGTTCCGGATGCCGATGGACCCAACGGCCGTGCCTCGGGTTAATAGGTTTTTGACACTTGGCACAAATCGTAGCGGGCGCCTTCTCGCTGATGTCGTCCCGGTATGGGCCGATCATTGCGTCGAGGTCGTGCTCGCGAGATGGAATGTTCCAGTGTCGACAACTTTCACATGGAATGAACCACTCGGCCGCCGAGCTGCGCTGATATAGCCCCTCTAATGGGTTATCTAAGGTCTTCGGCGTTCCCGTGAAATGACTCATGGCGAACCGGGAGTACGACATGGTTTCTTGGATAATCGGAATGTGATCGGGGTCCATGTCCTGAACCTCGTCGATGCACATTCGGTCGCTGGAAACACCGCGCACCCGGTCGGCGTCGAGCATCGCATAGCTGAACAGCATCATGCTCTTGTTGCGGAACGACCTCTGGAGCACGTTGTTGTCAGTCTCGGTGCCGCACCACTGGTTTTTGATGGGGGATTGCTCGATAAAACTTCGTACATAGTTGTTGCTGAACCGACGTATCTGTTCAAAAAGCGGCGTTACGTACAGCGTTTTGAAGAACGGAATACTATTGGCTACCACAACACCATGCGCCGCCAACGAGGTGGATTTCGAGAGCTGTCGGCCGGTTTTCCAGACCTGCGACTTCGGCATAAGCACCCTGAACAAGGGCGCAAATGGAAAATGATCGTGAATCGAGTAAGGCTTGCCGTTCAGGTTTAACACCAGCGGCAGGATCGGCTCGAGCGACGGAAAGGCGCGCTGCTCGGCCAGCGCCTTGAGCACGTGCATCCGCTCCTGTGCGGACGCTTGGTCCGTCACGTCAATCGACGTTAGTTCTGTGAGCAGCGAGCGAACGCCCGCGTGGGTGACCTCGCAAGCTGTTGATTCCAGCGGACTCACCACCCGCTCTTTTATCTCTGGTGCCATATGTCCCAGTATCAAACCCGTGACAGTGTTCGGGAGTCCGACGAGGTTGTCGCTGAGCTGCAGTGGCTGGAGGACGGCGTGAACATCATCGCCGCCGAAGGCCTCCGCTGCGCAAAGACGATCGTCTGCGGTCTTTTTCAGATTCTCTCCGGCAACGCCGAAGAGCGCTGAACCGTAACGCGCAACCTGGCAGAGTATACTAGACGGTGGCTCTGCCAGGTTGCCCGTGGGAGGATACAATGGCATCAGTTGGACACAGCGCGAAGCTCTACCAGGAGCGCCGCCAACCCGATATCCGGAGCACGTTGCGCGGCCCCGGTCCACAGGTATCCCTGTGGCAAAACACAGCGCATCACCTTAGCCTCGAAGCACCGCTGCCGCTGCCTGATTACCAACAGGTCGAGAACGGCTGTCCGCCCACGGACACCGGCAAGACCCAGGTGTGGCCGCACGGAGATACCTACGCACCATGAACGAAACTGATTTTGGCGGACTGTTTCTCGCGACCGGCGGTGTCCTTGTCGTCGGCGCCCTGATCTGCCTAGTCGCTGGTACCATCGGCCTGGGCGGTCTTATCGCTGCACTGCTGGCGTCCTACGCCATGCTGGCGATCTGCAACAGCCTGGACCGCGGCGCCCAGCGAGCCCGCCGGTAACGTAGGAGACTGTATGCTGCTGGATTTTCTTGCAGTTGTCCTGGCCACCGGCGCGATTATCGAGGTGTGGCACAGAGGCTCGATTTTTGCCAACCTACGCGCGCTGGCCGAGGCGCATCAAGACCTTACAGACCCCGAGTCGCTCAAAGGCCGGGCGCTGGAACTGCTGATGTGCCCCTTCTGCAAGAGCTACCACGTGCCGTTCTGGCTGCTGGTTACGCTCTTGGCAGGTGACGCGATTGGCGCTACGATCGGCGCTGGCGTTCGTCTGGTGGTTTATGCGCTCGCGGCAACGCGGCTCTCAAACCTTCTCGACGGATTTCTACCGCCCCGTATGCGTTACGTGCCGCCTCTCGAAGGAGTCGATTATGAGCGAGGACCAGAAGCCGGAGATTCAGCCCGAGCGTCTTCCGTTTGACGTCGAACTGTTCAAGCGCGCCGACGAGTTCTGCAATTCTATTCTGGCCGCCGTGCCCGAACTGCACGGTGTCGCGATCATTCCGCTTTGGAATACGCAGCCAGAAAATATCCCGTCCGGCCTGCTGCGCTTGCGCAACCCGCAGCCGCCCTACGCAGGCAGTTTACTGACCTTGCTGAAGAGACTCGCGGCTTTCAATTTTGACGTACATCGCGACCTAGTCAACCAGCTCCAGATGTACGACAACTACGCCGCCGAACTGGCACGCCAAATCAAAGCAAGGCAAGAGGACCTTACAAAATCTACCCAAGCACAACCAGACAACACCGAAAATGGCTGACAATTCAAAAGGCGACACCGCCGAAATCTCTATCGCCGCCGACAACGAAACGCTCCAGCAACTGCTCGACAGCCAGTACGGGCGCCTCGACGCTGGAGAAGTGCGCGCCGCGTTGGAAGAGACCTACACGACTGTGTGGAACGAAGACGAATTCAATGCCGCGTTTAATCTCGTCGAGAGCGTACCGCCCTACGTCACCGTAATGCACAAAGAAAACGGGCAACTCGGCACATTGATTTACGTGGACAGCCCGCGGTTCTACTTCCTGTTCAACCCCGAGATCAAAAATGGCGAATGAGGCCAGGCACCACTTTGACACCGGCGCCGTCCGCTCTGCAGACCGCGACGAGGAGCGCTGGGACTTGATCAGCCCGATTGCGATGCGGGCGCTGGCCCGAACGTATGCCGAAGGCGCCCGAAAGTTCGGTGCCGCAAATTGGGAAAACGGGATGCCGGTCACGGACCTACTCAATCACGGCATCGCCCACATCTATGCGTTCCTAGGCGGCGATCGCGCAGAAGATCACCTGCCCCACGCCGTCTGGAACTTGATGGCGGCGATCCACAGCCTCGAGCTGTGGCCGGAGTTGAACGACGGTTTGCTGCGGGGCCCTGGTTGCACATGCCCACCGGCGGCAACCAAACCCAAAACCGAAGATCAAAAGATATCTAAGGGCGCGCTCGAAGTGCGCGAGCGGCTAGACAGCATGCGAATGAAAACGCAAACCGCCAGCGTCAGCGCGACATAAGCCCACGCAGCGCCCCTGCGTGTCCTTGTTTTTGCCCTTTGTGCGTAAAAACAAGCGTTTGAACGGCGGGCGATCAATAATTTGCGCCAAATTTTTTGGCGCATTGCATTTCGGATTTCGCACATTATGGTGAAATCCAGTCTCGCGCTGCACGCGTGCGCAGCGCAGCCAGCCCGAAAACACAAAGGTTGTCATCAGGAACACCCCGTGCCTTTCAAAACCTACAAGCCGTCCAAGTCTGACCAGGCCCGCGCCGTGGCCGCGCAACTCAAGGCCGAAGGCAAACCAGTCCGCCCGAAGACCGTGCTCGATATCCTTGCACGGCGCGGCGTTGTGATGGATCCCGGTCAGTGCTCAAAGCTCACCGGCGAATTTCGTAAGCGCCCAAAACGGGCCCGGTGCCGCGCCGCAGCAAAAGTTCAGACCGTGACCAGTAAAAGCGCAGCAAACGAGCGCGTATCCTACGAGAACGTCGCGCTGGCTGCGCAGTTTGCGCACAGCTGTGGCGGGATCTACAGAGCGCAGCAAGCGCTTGTCAATCTGGCAAAGGTTCTCGATCCGATAGCTTTGCTGTCCTGATCTGCTTTCACACAGTGCGGTAAAATACATCCAGAGAACCCGCTATGTCTGATGCCAAAGTCGACCCTATCTGGGACACTACCGAGCCGTTTGCCGAACAAACGCGCCCGGAACCCAAATTATCTAAGAAAAAAAAGCCCGGCACGGAAGCCGAGATCGCCCTGCCCGCTGACGAAACGTTTGAACCCGTTCTTGACGAACTGGGCGACGTGATCGACGGCGGTGAGGACGACATTTCCGCGTTTGAGGAGCAGGATCCGACTGTTCCGATCGAGGTCGCTGTTGACCTTGATGGTCGTGCCCGGGCGGCTGAGACTATATCCGCAGCCGCTCCCAAGAGGAGTGAACCCATGTCCGAAAACAAGAAGACCAAGGCCGAGCTGATTCGCGACGAGATCGACAAGCGAAGGGCTAAAAGCGACGATCCGATCCGGCCCCGCGACATTATCGCGGCGTTGGAAAGCCGCGGCATCAAGGTCGCGGCGCCCCAGGTGTCCGTGGCTCTGCGAGACTTTGACAAGCCCAAGACCGACAAGGCAGCAAAGACGAGCAAGGCAAGCACGCCCGAGGCGACGACAAAAACCGAGCAGACACCCAAGCGCGCCGCCGCCAAGGTCCGCTCCGCTGTTTTGCCGAAAAGCGCGTCTGCGGCCAACGAGCCGTCCTATGCGGCACTCGAAAGTGCGGCGAGCTTTGTGAAGGGAAGCGGCGGCCTGGAAACGGCCCGCCAGCTGCTCGACGCTTATGCCCGGTTGTTCAACCCGGCGGGCTGACCAAACCGCCCTGTCACCCGCGGAGCCGGTGTCCGGCGCGTGTCACCACACGTCTGTCACGCCCGGCCCGGCTCCGCGGGCCATCGATTTGGGGACGCTACCCAATGGCGCGGCTTATCTGGTCGCGTTGTTCATGGAGGTTCTATGCCTACAGCATGCCCCCTGCGCCCGCGTCGCGGCTATCAAGCCATGACGATGCCTGCAGGGACAATCAAACGCATTCATGTGAACCAGCACATTATCAAGCGCAACGTCGCTGACGACGCTGATGAGCACGCGGTTACCATCCAGTGGAAGGGCAAAAGCTACACCGGCCGCGACGTCCAAATTAAGGGCGCCAGCGCAGTGGTGCAGCGAATGCGCACGCCACTGAGTTGTGGCGCGCGAATTTGGATTGAAACCCGCGCCGAAGTGGAGATCCTATGAGCCGATATCACGAAACACAGCGCGATGAAGACCAGCTCAGCCTGGCCAACGCGCTGCAGTACCTCGACCAGATCAGCGAAAACTTTGGCGATGTGCTCGCTATTCCCGAAGTGATCACCATCCAGGACGTCATGGCCATCGCCCTGGACACCACCAAGGGACCCCAGCTCATCGGCGACGTCTGCAGCCGCGACGAGATCGTCCATATCCTCCGGGCCTTCGTCGACAATCCATGCGGCGACCCGGCCCTGATTGCGCAATACGCGCTCAACGACTATCGCGAAACCCAACAACCTACCAACAAGGAGTGATCATGTCGCACATCGTGCAGATCAAGACGGAAGTAAAGGACGAAATGGCGGTTCGCGCCGCCTGTTTGCGCCTGAAGTGGGAGCAGCCCACCTTCGGCAAGTTCCGCGTGTTCGGCGTCGATCGAGAAGGGCTCGGGGTGCAGATCCCCGGCTGGCACTACCCGGCTGTCGTCAACCTGTCGACCGGCGCGCTCGACTACGACAACTACAACGGCCACTGGGGCGAGCAAAAGATGCTCGACCAATTCCTCCAGGCCTACACGATCGAAAAGGCCAAGCTCGAAGCGCAGAAGATGGGGCACTCGGTGTATGAAGAGCCGATGGCCGATGGTTCGATCAAGCTCACCGTCACCGTGGAGGCCTGACCAACATGACCAAGATCATCGAAATCATTGTTTCCCCCAAGGGCGAAACCAAGCTCGAGACCAAGGGCTTCGCGGGTAGCGGCTGCCAGGAGGCCACGCGGGCCCTGGAGGCGGCACTGGGCGCCAAGACCGACGAATCTCTGACCGGTGAGTATTACACCGAGGTCAACACCAACCAGCTCGACGTCCAGAACTAAGGAGAACCGATGAATCTTTCCCAGCAGATCAAAGAACTTGTGTGCGCGGGTTTCTCGGGCATCTGGGTCGACACCCAGGAGTCCGACGACGCCGTAGCCACCGTGAAGAAGCTCTGCGAGGAGCGGGACTGGGGCTTCGAGGTATGGGACCTCGACCGACAGCTCTGCGTCCACAACGCCACGCCCGCGCCCGGGCCCGTCCAGGCGTTGCGTTGGCTCGACACGCCGGACGCCCGAGCCAAGAGCACGCAGCTCCTGCTGCTCAAGAACTTCCACAAGTATCTGCCCAACCCCGAGGTGATGCAGGTCCTCCAGAACCGCGTCATCACCGGCAAGGCGATCGGCCAGCACGTGATCGTGATGAGCCCCGTGCTCCAGCTGCAGCCGGAGATCGAGAAGCTCTTCACGATCGTCCACCACGAGCTGCCGGACCGCGCGCAGCTGACGACGATTGCCAACGAGCTGTTCACCGGCGAGGGGAACACGTTCGAAAAGCCTGCCGATGACGTGATCGCCAGCGTGATCGACGCCGCCAGCGGCATGACCCGCCTGGAGGCCGAGAACGCCTTTGCGCTTTCGCTCGTCCGGCACAACACGCTCAACCCGGACGTGATCTGGAACCTCAAGGCGCAGACCCTGGAGAAGGCTGGCACCCTGGCACTCTACCGGGGCGACGCCAGCTTCGACGGCCTGGGCGGCCTCGATAACCTGAAACAGTTCTGCCTGCGCGCCATGAAGCGCCAGGGAGAAGCGGACCCCGAACGCCGTCCCCGCGGCGTGCTGCTGCTCTCGCCCCCGGGCTGCGGTAAGTCGCAGTTCGCCAAGGCCCTGGGCAACGAGGTCGGACGGCCCACGGTCGTGCTCGACTTCGGCGCGCTGATGGGCAAGTTCGTCGGCGAGTCGGAAGGTAACATCCGCCGCGCGCTGGCCCTGGTCGACGCGATGGCGCCCTGCATCCTGTTTGCCGACGAGATCGAGAAGGCGCTCTCCGGCGTGGGCAGCTCGGGGCAGACCGACTCGGGCGTCACGGCGCGCCTCTTCGGCACGTTCCTCACGTGGCTCAACGACCACAAGAGCGACGTGTTCTTCATCGGCACCTGCAACGACGCCAGCAAGCTCCCGCCCGAGTTCACGCGCGCCGAACGCTTCGACGGCGTGTTCTTCGTCGACCTGCCGACGGCCGATGCCCGGAACTACATCTGGGAGCTGTACCTCAACAAGTTTGGTCTGGACAAGAACCAGCCCAAGCCGGACGACTCGAACTGGACTGGCGCCGAGATCAAGAGCTGCTGCCGTCTGGCGGCGCTGCTCGGCGTCTCGCTCGTCGAGGCCGCGTTCAACGTGGTGCCGGTGGCCGTGACCAACGCCGAGGCGATCGCCAACCTGCGCACGTGGGCCGACGGACGGTGTCTTTCGGCCGACAACAAGGGTTATTTCAAGAAGGCGGCTGTGAAGGCCAACGAGCCGGGCACCCGTCGGCGGGTTGCGCCCAGCGCTAACTGATAGATATCTATTGAGTTCCCCCTGGGCGCGACTGTGTAGTCCCGCCTTTTCTCAGGAGACCCGCATGAGCACAACTCTCGATGAAGCCCCGCCGGAAAACCCGGCAGGCAGCGGCACGCCGGTCGCCGAGGCCGCGCAGGAGATGCGCGCCTCGATGGGCGCCGTAGAGCTGAGCTTCACCTGGCTCGGCACCCAGCGCAAGCTGGCCGACACCCAGACCAAGCAGGCGGCAGACACCTTCCACGCCGACGCCAAGAGCGTCCGCGCGAGCAAGGTGCTTATCGACGCCAAACACCCGGCATACCGGGCC